TGCGTCGCTCGGGCGGTGGGAAGACGTAGCCGCACTGCGGACACGTCCCGAACCCGGCCGCGATGATTTCGTGGCACTCCGGGCACTCCTTCGCCGGCGCCACGCCTGTGCCGCGCGGTTCGGGCGTCCATAGGCGGATCTGATCGCCGGGCCCGTGCCGCAGCACGTTGCCGCCAAAGTCGAGCACCAGGCAGTCCCTCTTGCCCGGATGCAGGCGAAAGCCCCGGCCGACCATCTGGTAGTAGAGTCCGGGCGACATCGTCGGCCGCATCAGCGCTACGCAGTCGATGTGCGGCGCATCGATACCGGTGGTCAGGACGTTGACGTTGCAGAGATACTTGAGCTCGCCGGACCGGAAGCGGCGCAGCGTCTCGTCCCGCTGGAACGGCAGCGTGTCGCCGCAGACAAAGCCGCACTCGACCTGGTGGCGGCTCCGCAGGACGTCGGCGATGTGCGCGCCGTGCTGGACGCCGGAGGCGAAGATCAGCACCGCGCGCCGGTCCCGCGTGTGCTCGACAATCTCGCGGCAGGCCGCCAGAACGAGATTCTCGCGGTCCATCAGCTCCTCAACCTCGCTGGCAACGAACTCACCCGCGCGAACGTGGAGCTGTTCGTACGCCGGTCGCTGCGAGCCGGCCTTGGTGCGGAGCTGCGACAAATAACCCTGCACGATCAGCTCACGCACGCCGACCTCGAAGCACACGTGGTTGAGGATGTTCTCGGGCGCGCAGATCGTGCCGGACTTCATGCGGTACGGCGTCGCCGTCAGGCCGATCACGCGCAGCAACGGGTTGATCTGCTGCATCTCGGCGAGGAACTGGCGGTACATGCCCTCGCCGTCCGGTGGAATGAGGTGGGCTTCATCGACCAGGGCCAGATCGACCGCACCGATGTCCGCCGCCCGCTGGTAAACCGACTGGATGCCGGCGATGGTGACGGCATAGCCGACGTCGCGGCGCCGCAGGCCCGCGGAGTAGATGCCGACCGGCACGTCGGGGGCGATCAGCCGCAGCTTCTCGGCGGACTGCTCGAGCAGTTCTTTCACGTGCGCGAGGATCAGCACGCGCCCGTTCCAGCGTTGGATTGCGTCACGGCAGATGGTCGCGATCACCGGCGTCTTGCCACCGCCGGTGGGGATCACAATGCAGGGGTTGTCATCCCGTGCCCGCAGATGCGCGTACACCGCCTCGATCGCCTCGTGCTGGTAGGTCCGCAACTCCATTCAGCGGCCCTCCACGATCGTGACGATGACCTTGCCGCCGCGGACGACGGACCCGCGCTCTACCTCGATACGATCGATCTGCGCGTCGTCGTGGTACGCGCCCCCATGCTGCAGTGCATCGAGCAGGGCCTTCTGCAGGTTGTCGAGGTCGCGCCGGCGCCGGTCCGGCGGGCAGGCGATGACGTGCACGCTGAGCCGACCGCGCAGCGGAGAGACACACCGGGCCGCCAACCGCAGCACGACCGCAGCCCGGTAGCGCCGCCCGCCCCGGCTGATCAGCGTGCGCGGCCCCACCCGCCGCCAGTAATGGTTGACGGACGGCGGGAAGGGCAGCTCGTACGTCTGGGTCAGCGCTGCCACGGCGCTTTCCCGTTGTTCGCCGCACTGGCCGCAACCGGTCGCGCGGCGGACGACTCCTTCTTGGCGTAACCTTTGATGACGTTGGCGGGCTCGCCGTTGTCCTTGCGCGGCCGCACCCCGACGCTGATCATCAGCGGCAGGTTGTGCAGCTCGGCTGAGTCCTTCGGCGACATGACGCCCACGGCGCGGCAGATGGCCGAGAGTTCGGCTCGCGCGATCTTCACCGTGGTCGCGTTCGGGTTGTCGAGGTTGAGCCGAGCCCAGACCAGCCGGCCCTTGTATTCGCCCTCGAGGATCTGGAACGTGAGCTGCAGGTACTGCCCGCTCGCGCTCTTGGTCGCCTTCATCTCGCTGTCGGTGATCGCCGCGAGGTACTTGCCGGCGGGAAGGGGGTCGTATCCGACAGCGGGGTCCACATCGGTCGCGTTGAAGTTCAGATTCGCCATGTTCAAGCTCCTTGCTCGGCGGGTTCAGTGACGGTCGGGGTGAGCGGCGTTTCGCCGCGCACGTACGCGGCGTAGATGCGGAAATCGAGCGGGATCTCCTCGGGCAAGCCGAGGCGGTTCTTGGCCACATGCGCGGGGCGTTCGGCGGTGCGGAGGATGCGCTCGCCCGTGCCGATGCCCTGCACCCGCTTGCGGTCGAACCCCTCGTTGACGGTCTTGGTGTGGACCTTGTAGGTCGCGAACAGGACCTCGTCACACCACTCCTGGACGAGGGCTGAGGCTTGCTTCTGCAGGCGCGGCGAATAGCGGTCGTAGGTGTCGGTCTCGGGATTGGCGAAGCGCTCGATCTGGGCGTGGGCGACCAGCATGATGTGCATGCCGCGCTCGTTGCGGAGCGCGTCGAGCCTGGTCAGCACCTCGCGCCATTGCGTCAGCGCGAAGACGTATGACTTGCCGTACGGGATGTCCTCCATGCTCTCGACGCCGCGCTTCTCGCAGACGTCGGCCCAGATCAGCCGCTCGAGCCAGTCGAGCGAATCGAGCACCAGCGTGCGGTACTCGTGCGGCTGCGAGTACAACTCGCCCAAAGCCGCGATCACGTCGCCGTAGCGGCGCGCGAGCGGGAAGCGTTCGCACTCGATCGCGGCCAGACCGTCCTCGGTCTGGACGAAGATGGGCGCATCCGCCATCGCGCCGAAGGTCGATTTGCCGATGCCGTGCGTGCCATACACCAGCGTGCGGCGTGGGGCGTCGACCCGGCCGCGTTGCACTTCACTGAGTCGCATTCCGTTCTCCTTGTTGGCTGCGTTCGTTCGTGACGATGAATCCGGGCGCGGGGCCGGGCCTGGGAGTCCGGGCCGCAGCGAGCGAGGGGGCGGGACGAGCGGCCACGCCACCCGGCCCCGGGCCCGGGCTCACAGCCGATCGACGATGCGCAGCTCCTCGTAGCGCGTGAACCAGTTCCCCGTGTTGCGGCAGCGCCGCAGCTCATCCATCGCTTCGTCGTTCTGCGCTTGGGCCTGGTCGAGCACGGCCGGCGCGATCTGCCAGACGCCGCAGCGGAACGGCTCGCGCTTCTCGACGGCGATCACGTGAACAGGAAGCAGTTGGCCGCAGGCGGTGGCGACGATCGCCCGGTAGAACGCCAGTTGGTGGACGTAGCCCAGCGCACGGAGCGCGAACTCGAAGCTGTCGAGCTCGTCGGCTGTCTTCAGGTCGACGAGGCCGGCTGACGCGTCCTGCGAGACCCAGTCGATGCGCGCCTGGCAGGGCTGCTCGCGATAGCGGCAGCGCACGACACCTTCCGCCACGCCGTCGGCCAGCAGGCTTCGAGCGAAGGGGTGCCCGGCCACTGCGGCCGCCATCTGCTCAACCAAGGCCGCATGCGTGTCGCTCAACACGGGTTTGCTTTGCTGCGCTGCCCATTCTGCGAACGCTTTCGTCTGCGAGCCGAACGGCTGGCCGGTCTTCGGGTTGATCGGACCGCCGACGGCGTACTCGCGGGCGAAACGCTCGCGGCCCTCGAGGATCAGCGTGTGCGCAGCGCGGCCGATCAGGTAGGCCGTCGTGTCGCGCTCGGGTACTAGGCCCATTTCGCGTTTGCGGTAGAGCAGCGGGCAGCGACGGAACTCATTCAGCGCATGCGATGTGACGTGGTCCGCGCTTCTCGCGTGATAAACGTCCGCGGGTTCGCGGATCAGAAAACGCAGGTTCAGCGAATCAGGCTGCGTGGGCTTCATGCCCAGGTCCTCCGGGTGGTAGTCGCGGCGATAGGTCCCTTGACCGAGTGACACGAGTGGCACGCGCGCGGATGTCACGAGCTGACCTCCGCGCCGACCTTGGCGCCGCTGGGCTCCAGTCCGGTGAAAGCCCCGGCGCCGGCGTTCTTCGAATCCTCGATGCGCCGCACCTCAAAGCGCGTCTCACCGAACTCGCGCGTGAGGAAAGCTGTGAAGATGCGGACGACCGCACTGCCGACCTCGGTGTTTGCATCCACGAGCAGGCCGCGCTGCGGTTCGTCCAGGCGGTAGCCGGCCTCCATCCGCACGCGGGCCCCGCCGAACAGCCCCTCCGCGGCGAGAATGGCCAACTGGAGAGACATCTCGGCCTCGTCGAGGGGCACGTCAGGTTTGAGCAGGAATCGATACACGCCCGAGGTCATCAGCGGTCTCCCGTCACGAGCCCGGTTGGCTCTCCATCCGGGTACCTATGCCGTGCCCGTCTGGCGTGTCCGCCCCCGTGGTGAGGTCCAGGCCCGCCGCCGTGAAGCGCCGCCGCAGCTCGACGATCGCGTGGCCGACCTTGCGGCGTGAGATGCCCAGTTCGCGCGCTACGGACGCGACGTTGCCGTCCACCAGCCGCGCGCAGACTTCGGCCAGCGGGGACGGCAGGCCGGCGACGACACGCGCAACGGCGGCGCGCATGTCGCGCGTGGCCTGTGGATCGCCAGCGGCCAGTCCAAACCGGCGCAGGGCATCGTCCTCAGCCAACGCCCCCGCGCCGGATACGGCTTCCTCGGTCACGTTTTCGCGCAGGGTCTCGATCGAGCGCGCGAAGAAGCCCGGCGCCCGTTTTGCGCGGCGCCGATCGCGTACCAGCATGGCGGCGTGCGAGTCGACGATGCGGTTGATGAAGGTGGTGAGCTTGGCCTTGTCCGGATCGAACTTGCCGATGTGCTTGAGGACGTACAGCAGCAGTTCCTGCTGCAGGTCCT